AGGGGTGTCCCACTGGCCCTAAGTGTGCCACTGGTGTCCAGTGTTTGTCCACTGGTGTTGGGGAGTGTCGCGAGGACGTCGCTGAGCCGGTAGAGGGTGCGGCCTCTTCGGTCCCGGCCGGCGGGCTTGAGTGCCCCGGCGGCGACCCTGCGGTGCAGGGTGCGCTTGGAGACCCCGGCGGCGAGGATCGCGGCCTGCGTGTCCACCAGCGGCCCACTGTCACCGGTCATAGGCGACCCTCAGATAGGTGATCCATGGCCGGGCCCGGGAGGAACCTCGCCCGGATGGTCATGTCCACCCTGCCGGTGAAGAAATCCCGGGAGGACCGGACCTCCAGGTCGTTCACCCGGTAGACGCAGTTCCCTGAGATGCGGGTGGCAGCGAGGATGTTCAGGGCATCGGCGATATCGTCTGCCGTTGTATCGGCGACGTCCCGGCGGGCGTTCACGGGTGACACCTGCTACACGGGGCGAAGGTGATGGCTACGAGGTTGCGCTCATGGTCGTAGGAGCGGGTGATCTTGTAGCCGCCCTCGCAGTAGGACAGGGCGGAGACCGCGAGCCTGTCCTCCTCGAAGAGCCTCTCCATGATGGCCCGGGATGGGCCCGCGTAGTCGGGCTCCTTGACGACGTCGAAGCGTTCAACCTTGCCGAGAGGCTCGAGGGGTTTGCCGTCGACGTAGGCGACGCCGATCTCGTAGGGGTTGGCAGTACGGTCAGCGGTACTCACGGACGGCTCCCCTCACTGGTGGGATGGTCTCCAGGGTGAAAGGCTGGTCGGTGGAGATGCGGACTGTCCCGCTGGTCGTCAGTATGAACTCGTTGGGTACATCTACGCGAACCATGCCGCCCCCATTCGGGCGTGACGTGATGGGCTCGATCCTGACTGCGTCCGTTGGCTCGACGGTGGCAACTCCCGAGACCGTGTATCGCTGGGTGACCCCGCCGGGGCCGGGGACGTCGATGGTGACGTTCTCCAGGGCTGTCTTGGTGATTTCGAGGAGGGTGCGCAGGTCTTTGACCAGGGCGCTCTCTGCGTCGAAGTCGTATTCGCCGCGGTAGCCTCCCCCCACCTCCCAGTCAGCGATAGCAGACTCGGTGTCCTCGATGAGCTGCTTCGTGGTCAGTTCGTCACTCATTGGTGTTCTCCTCAGGGGTAGGGATGTAGGCGAGCGTGTAGGGCCCGTACTTCTCGGGTAGTTCAGGTGCGCCACTGTCAGGGTCTTTGCTGAGTTCCCACCAGCGTCCATCGCCTGCGATCCATGAGTACCCGTCGCCGTCGATGGCTATGACGCCTTGTGTCGCGCCGCGTGAGTCCTCCCCGCCGTCGATGGTTTCCGGGACAAGAACACGCGTCCGCTGAAGCTCATCGCAGAGCTCCTGCAACTGGCAGAGCAGTTCAATGGCGACGCCGCGGATGGTGCCGATACGGCCAGTGTGGCCGGCCTTCACATCCTCAACGATCCGGTCATCACTGATGTCGGCGACCATTTGCTTGAGGTAAGGGAGAAGGGATACCCGTTTGGCCGTGTGCCGCTCTTCGAGGAGCCGGCCGAGGAAGTCGCGCTCACGCAGGACGGCAAGTTCCTGCCCCATGAGCTCGGTCTTCTCTCGTAGGTGCTCGACCTCCAGGCGGAGGTCCGAGTTCTCTCGGCGTAGGAAGCCGACGGTGTCTTCAGTCATTGGTGTTCTCCTTAGGGGTAGGGGTGTAGACGATGGTGTAGGGGGCGCACGATTCCGGGAGGGAGTCATAGGGGCCGTCTCCGGTCGGTACCCACCCTTCCAGGCGGTACCTTCGCCAGGCGTCGCCGATTTTGTCGATGACGACGGTCCCAGCGGGTAGGTCGCTACCGTCTCCCTCCACCGTGCGCGGGACGGCGGCTTCCTTGAGGTCGTCGATTTCCTCTTCGAGGGCGGCGATGTGGTGGATGAGCGCGTAGATGTCGCCAACCGCACCGTCGTAGTGACCTGTCTTCTCGTATTCCTTGAGCTTGTCGAGGATAACGGTCTTGTCACTCATTGGCGTTCTCCTCCTGCATGCGGGCGATTGTGCCTTTCAGGTCGACTACCTGCCTTTCAAGGAAGGCGATGTGGTTGATGAGTGCGTAGACATTTTTGATCGCCCCTGCAAAGTAGTCAGCACCTAGGTATTCCTTCAGTCTCGCGGCGATCACATCGGCGTCGGCGGGGCGCTGCCGAATCGGATCGGTCATGACTCCTCCACTCGCTCGAGGTGGTATTCGTACTCTCCTGCGATGTCTACGGCCTCCTGGGCAAGGTCACGCAGGTACCTGACATCATCCAGGTCCGCGTCCTCGATGATTCGCATGAGCTCGTCATCGTCGTAGTCGTCGAGGGCGGTTTGGAGCTGCTGGATGGCGGTCATGCTTGGGGGCCTTCCTGGTAGCGGGTGAGCCAGGCGAGGGCGAGTGCCCCTACCTGGGTGACCTCCGAGATGAGGTCGGCGTTGTGGCCCGTGTCGGCCTTGTTGTCGTAGGTGAAGGCGGCGCACACCTCCCCCACCTCCTCCGCCAATGCGTAGAAGCGGTTTTCGTCCGTCGGGCCATCCGCATCCAGGGTCATGCCATGGTGCTTGACGGCGGCCCGCTCCCACTCGGCGGCGAACAAGGCAGCCGGGTCCTCGACGCCAAGGGACCGGAGCATCGCATCCGCCTGGGCTGCAATAGCCATGAGGCGGGTAGCGAGGCGTCCCTCGGCGATCGGGCGCCGGGGGCTCCCAGGGGCGAGGTCTTCGAGGATGTCGATCGTCCGGGCGACCGTGCCGAGGTCCTCGTGCCAGTAGCCGATAGCCTTCAGGAGTGGGCACGACAGGTCACCGTTTTGCTCGATGACCCAACCGGCCAGGTCAGCGATCTTCTTTGGGGTGGTCATGACAGGGCTCCTACGATCTGGCCCCAGATCGCCACGATTCCCCACACGATGAGGGAGAACACGGCGAACGCGATGGCGGCGATGATGACGTAAGCGATAGCGGTACTGACCCGCTGACCGAACGACTGATCTGGATTCACGGTCAGCCCTCCTTACCGCTGGTCTTGATGTCGATGTCCGGGACCAGCGTTTCAGGCCGGTAGACGACCTTGTAGTGGTAGGGGTCGGTCTTGGATGCCTCGGTCTGCTCCACCACGTAGGTGACGTTGTCGGACAGGCCCAGGAAGTGCTTCTTGTAGGTGTTGTCACCGACCTTGCAGGTGACCTCGAGCTGGCCCTTGGAGTTGTCCTCCTTGGAGTCCTTGATGGAGCACAGGCCCTCGATGGTCAGGAGGTACTTGTCGGTGATGCCGTTGACGAACGTCACGCGGCGGGTCACCTTGAAGTTGTCGGAGTCCTGGCTGATGTTCCAGGAGGCGGTGTCGGCGGCCGAGCAGCCGGCCAGGGTGAGGGCCGCGGCAGCGATGACGGCGGCGGCGAGGTTACGGAGTTTCATGGTCTTCCTTCCGGTTTTGGTAGGGGGTTGGTGGGGAGGCCCCAGGGTCGGGGCCTCCCCGTGGTGTGGTTAGAACGGGGGCTCGTCCTTGAACTGGCCCCCGGTGGCCCACGGGTCGTCGGCGCTACCACCGGCCGGGGCGCTGTAGCCGGACCGCTGGGCGTAGTCGAACGCTCCGCCCTGCTGCGCCTGGCCGTTGTTGCGTGGGGTCTTCGGGCACAAGCCCCACACGTCAGCGGAGAGCCCCAGGGACGCCCGGGGTGTCCCGTCCCGGCCGGTGAACGTGGACAGGCGGGGCCGGCCGGTCACCGTCAGGAGCGTCCCCTTGAAGACGTTCTCGGCGAACGCCTCGGCCTCCTCGCCCCACACGGACACCTGCACCCACAGGGTGTCTCCGGCGTCCTCCCACTGGTTGGTGTTCCGGTTGAAGCGGCGAGGCGTCCAGGGCACGTCGACGTTGGCGACGGCCGTGCCTGACGGCGTGAACCGGAGCTCGGGGTCACGGGAGGCGTACCCGGTGACCGTGAGGCTGGCGTCGGGCCTGGTCATGGCCTGTCTCCTTTCCGTCGGCGGCTGATGATGAATGAGAGGGCGGTGAGGATGATGGTGCTCACGCGGCCTCCAGGGCGGGTGGGGTATCGGGGATGATCCGGCACAGGGGCGGGCACAGCAGCTTCGGGATGGACCCGACCATGCCGTCGCGGGAGATGTAGATGGCCTCGACGATGGCCGGCATGACCAAGTTGCAGCCGACGGTGGCGATGGTGACTGGGGCGCCCTGGTGGAGGACGCGGTCACCGGGGCGGAGGTCATCGAAGTTGACGACCTCGACGAGGTAGGTGGCGCTCACTCCTCGCCCTCCTTGCCCTTGCCGGCGGCCGCTGCGGTGAGAAGCCGCATGATGATGCAGGCCAGGCAGGACCCGTCGCACTCGTCCTCGTCCTCGGTCTCCTCCTCGCCGTCGACGTCGTCGGTGTCGTCGTCCGTGGTGCCGAGGCTGGCGAGGATCGCGGACTTGGCGACGGGCACGACCTCCTCCCACTCGAAGATCGCGTCACTGGGGAAGCCGTGGACCAAGGCGTATTCGACCCTGGGGCCGTCGAGGAGACGGAAACCGTGTCCGCCGTCGATCCGGTAGGCCAGGGAGCCGTCGATGCGGTTGCCGTTCTCCGTGCCGCGGATGATGCGGACGAGGTCAGCGTCGGGCCACACCGGCTCCTCCTCGGCGGGCTCCTCCGGCACGACACGCAGAACACAATCCGTCGGGAAGGAACGGTGCTGGCCCTTCGAGTCACGGTAGTAGAGACGGTGAGGCACGCAGCTGGTGACTGTCTCAATGACGATGCGCTCCCCGTCACTGCCCAGGATGGTGTCACCCGCCTCGACGTTGGCGATGCTGACGGTCTCAACGGTGGTGGTGATGCGAGTCATTTGGTGGCCTCCTCAGGCTCTCCGGTGGTGATGTATGCGGCAATGGCGGACCCTGCTGCCAGGGCCTCGAGGTTCGCGGTCTGCGCCTCCGACAGGCGCACCTGCACCGTCGGGGAACCAACAAGCTCGGTGATCGCGACGCCGTCGGGCATCTCACCGGTGCTGGCAATCAGCGCGTTCAGGTTCGCGGCGGCTGAGAACCACGGGGCGACCGTCTCGACCATGGCGTCAGGGTGGTTCGCCTTGACCCAGGCGGTGAACGCCTTCTCGTCGGTGACCTTCAGGACCTCGCGGGGCTTGGGGTCCGTCACGCTCACGGTGCCGACGTCAAGGCCGCCGACGTAGGCGTGGAGCTTGCCTCCGGGACCCATGTGCTCCAGGAGCGACGGCTTGGTGTCGTCCATGGCGGCCTTGGACGCCTTGGTGAGCCACTGCCCGACAGAGGCGCGCACGAGCGCCTCGGCCTGCCCGTACTTGGGGGTGTCAGTCATTGGTGTTCTCCTCTTCGATGATTTCGCCCTCGACGACCTCGACGTCGACGGGCTCCTGCGGTTGGGGTTGGGGTTGTGGGATGCGGGCGACCAGCCACGCGGTGAGCGCCGGCGGGTCGGCGGTGCCGCCCTGGTCGATCCACTCCCGGGCGATCTGCTCGGGGTCTCCACCGAACTTCGCGACGAACCGGTGCACCAGGTCCTCGCACTCCTGCCTGAGCCGGGCGACTGTGTCGTCTGGACCCAGGTAGTCCTCCGCGCCGGGGCTGTGCTCCTCTCCACCGATCTCCTCGGGGGAGTAGATGACCCCGTACAGGCAATCTGATGCGCCCTGCCTACAGACCTCGGTGATCGCCCGGGACCGGAGCATCTGCTCGGGGTAGAGGGACCAGGGGCCGCGCTGGCCCCACAACTGGGCTCGGCGTGCCCGGGCCTCGTCCCATACGACCTCGTAGGTGAACTCCGGGTCGTCGGCGCGCACGAGCTGGGCGCGGACGGTCATGCCCTCCTGGATGATGCGGAGCTTGTGGCCGGCCTTCCTGACCACGGACGCCATGAGGTCGGCGCTCATGGTGGGCTTGCCCTTGATGACGTTGATGCCGTTGAGGGCCGCGATGGGCTTGATGCCGAGGGACTGGCCGTACTCGATGGCAAGCAGGACGTTGGCCGGCTGCTGCCGGTAGGCGTCGGGCAGGAGGCTCGAGGCGGCGAGGCTCTTGGCGTAGGCGATGCGTGCCTGCACGGCGGCCGGGGCCAGCGAGTCCTCCCTGACGACCAGGGCGCTCGGCGTTGACTCGCTCATAGCGGGTAGCTCCTTACTCGGCTCGGCATGGGTGCTGGTGAGATGCAGGGGTGGCCGGCGGCTACCAGCTCGGCGACGGTGGGGTTTCTGCGCGGTTTGGTCCTGGGCTGGACGCCGTTGCGCCTGCGCCTGGCGGTGGAGCGCAGCTTGTTGCTGCACGTGCGGCAGAGGCCCTTGCCGTGGTGGGGGCGGGTGTTGGGCCACTCGTCGACGTCGGCGCTCCTGGGGCGCAGGCGAATCCCGCAGTCGTCGCAGTGCTGGGGGACACCCCAGTCGACTTCGGTCCTCACCGGTCGCCCTCCTCGCTGAGGCGGTTCACGAAGTAGAGGGTGCGGAACAGGCCGACGCGCACGCGCCCGGAGTACTCCCAACCCTCCTTGATGTAGCGGCGCACGAGGAGCCAGCCGAACAGGCTCCAGGAGGCCAGGACCTTGAGGTGGTAGACAGCGACCGGGTTGCCGGCGTCGTCGTAGGACCGGTAGTGGCCGCTCATGCCTGCATCTCCTTCTCGGTGGGCACCCAGGCGAGCGTGACGGTCCCACCCATGGTGTCGAGGTCGATGCTGTCGACCGTGTCGTCCTTGGTGGGGGTGAGCCACAGGGAGCGGCCGCTGGCGTAGTCGATGCCGATGCGGGTCCAGGCCAGGCCCTTCGCGCGGATCACCGTGCCGATGGGGAGGGCGTCGAGGTGGTCGCAGTGCAAGGGGCCGTGCCAGTCGTCGTCGGTGAACTCCGCGATGATCTGAAACAGGGACTCCTGTCTACGTGCCTCGGCGTGTCGGGCGTCATCGACCGTGTTGACGCGGTCGTAAGCGTTGAGCAGCTGGGCGCGCAGGCGCTCGTTCTCGGCCTGGAGCTCACGAACAGCCTCCGTCTCAGGCACGTAGGAGAAGTTGCTGGTCTCGACTCTCCGGCGGGGGAGGATTTGGGGGATTTTCATTGGTTCTCCTTGGTAGGGGTGTGGTTGGGGCAGAAGACGATGTCGTAGTTGTCCTCGTCGATGAACCATCCGAGGACGCTCGCTGTTGAGTGGAACTCCCGGATGTCGCTGGCGTCCTGGGTGAGGCCCGGTGGACGCTCGGGCAGGCGGATGGTGTGGCCGCACCCGGGGTGATCGCAGGACATTCGCGCCTGCACCTGTGTGGGGACGATGCGGATCACGCGGCCGCCTGGGCGTCGATCATGCGGGCCATGGCCCGCTCGCGCTCCTGCATAGGGCCGATCACCTGGCAGGCGGGCTCCCCTTCCGCGAACAGGGTGAGAAGGTGGCTGGCCTGCCGGGCCGTGTCCACCTCGAGCGCCTTGTGCGCCGGGGTGTCCTCGTCGGCGGCGCACGCCGCGCAGGCGCGGTCGCTGGTGTCCCACTCCA